GTTTCCGGCGGCTCGTTCGGCCACCGGTCCCCAACCTACTGGCGTGTGATACATAAGCAACGACCGCGGCCAGATTGGAACACAACCGGAACAATCCACCCAACGGCAACCCGGAGCGCCAGCGCAGGGGCGCCAGCCAACAACCGCCGCCCGCCGAGTTTGTCTAGGCATAGGCGTCCGGTACAGGTTTAGACCGAACGTGTGTTCGTCGAACAGGTGTTCGGGTGAAGGGGTCCAGAAAGCGAACGTATGTTCGCAGTTAGGGGCTATAACAAACCGGTTAGGCCATATAACGGGCCGATAGTGGACGAACTTGTTCGTCCGGAGCCAAGGGGGTATGTGCCGAGGCACATGCTATATAAGAATATGCTATTGGTGGGTTGGGTGTTTTGGTTTGTTGGTGTGTGTGTTGTTGGGTGTTTGGTTGGGACCGTGCCCTGGGCCCTCCGTCAGTTTCGGTTGATCGCCGGTCAGCTATCTGCGGTGTGTGCTGACTGGTCATGTCCGCCCCGTCCCTGGGGCCGTCGTATCTCGGGCATGACTCGGAGGCCCTTCTGACGGGCGACGCTCACGCGTGCAAGGCGTGGCCCCAACGGTTTGCCAGGTTGGGGTGCTGGCTTGGTGTAGTGTAGCAGGTGACTAGTTGGAGGTGTGTCGTGTTTGCGGATTTGTTGCGTAGGTGTGGTGTGCAGAAGCCTGAGAAGCTTGTCGAGTTGTGGAGGAAGGGCGAGTTTGATGACTTGGATTGGGGTGAGGGTTCTGATGAGCCGATTGAAGCAGCGTGTGATCTTGAGAATCCGGAGGAGTGTGAGTCGTGCCAGTAGCGGTGAATGTGCTGTTGCTGATCCTCACTTGTGTATTTGTGACCTTTGTGATTGTCGTGGATAATAACGGGTAGATGCCCGTAGGAAGGAAAGAAATCATGGCTATTCGTCGTAATCCTGGGGACATGCCGGGACGCAATTGGGGTTCACACACCCGAGGGGCTGCTGCTTCAGCGGCACGGAGTGTTGGTTCAACGGCACGGGGTGTTGCTAGTTATTATTCGGACACTGCTCGGAGTGTGCCGCGTGCGGTTTCTCAGGTGCCGTCTGTTGCTCGTCGGGTTGCTGGCAGTGTTGGAAATCCGTATGGCGGCGGTGCTGTTAAACAGAGGCGTAGTCTAAAAAGGTACAACACGCTTCCAAAGCGGAGGACTAGTAGCCGTGTGCCGCGTGGTCGTGGCGCTAGCAGGCGGTAAGTAATGCCTGCGAAGAAGAAGGCTAAGAAGAAGGCTGCTCAGAAGGGCTTGTACGCGAACATTCACGCGAAGCGGAAGCGCATTGCTGCTGGTTCTGGCGAGAAGATGCGTAAGCCTGGGTCGAAAGGCGCGCCGACTGCTGCTGCGTTCAAGCGTTCTGCGAAGACTGCGAAGAAGCGTCGCTGATGGCGTCGAAGCCTGATCCTCGTTTGAAGCGTGCTGGCGTTTCGGGTTACAACAAGCCGAAGCGTACGCCGAATCATCCGACGAAGTCGCATGTTGTTGTGGCGAAGGAGGGCGACAAGGTGAAGACGATTCGTTTTGGTCAGCAGGGCAAGACGGGTTCTAAGCCTGGTACTGCCCGTAACAAGTCGTTTCGTGCCCGTCATGCGAAGAACATTGCGAGGGGCAAGATGTCGGGTGCGTATTGGGCGAACAAAGCGAAATGGTCAGGAAAGAAGTAATGGCTCCTCCGAGAATGCCTCGTAGTCAACTGTCCGAGTCGGCTAAATATTACCGTGACAACCCTAAGGCTCGAAAGAAGAAGGCTGCGACGGACAAGAAGGTCAATGCTCGTCCTGAGCAGCGTAAGAAACGCAGCGAGTTGTCAACGGCCCGCAGGCAGGCGAAGAGGCGTGGCGTGAATCTGCGAGGCAAGGACATGTCGCACACGAAAGATGGCCGGATGGTGCCGGAGAAGTCGTCGCGTAATCGTGGCCGTCAAGGTTCTAACGGCAAGTCCACGAAGAAGTAACTATGCCGTCTGGCAAGCACACTACACCGGAGCAATGGGTCCAGTATTTGTTGATGCGTCGTGGCGGTGAGTCCATGCGACAGTCCGCCATCAAAGCAGGCGTCAACTACCACTCGGCCCGTGACAACGAATCAGGACGCACTTCTACCCGTTCCTGGCTGCAAGCCAAAGAACAAGTCGACAAAATCGGCGTATCAAAGATTCCGACCTATGACCACCTCGACGCAGCCGCACAAGAAGCACATGACAACATCGAAGCATTTGCACTCCGTTACTTCGGAATCATTCTCCAACCCTGGCAAATCGAAGCAACCGAAAAAGTAAACGCACTCCTTAACACGCCCCAAGAGGAATACATCGTTATCAACGCACCCCCCGGCTCCGGCAAATCCACGTTTTTTGCGAAGGTGCTTCCGGCGTGGGCGACCGTCCGCAACCGTGCCCTGCGAGGCATGATTGGTTCGTCAACGCAGCGCCTTGCTGAGTGGTACACGCGGCGGCTGCGTGCAGAGTTTGAACGTGAGCACGTTGCCCGTGCCGAACTAAACGATCAGAAGATCGGTATCGCTGTTGATGCCGTCCGCACCATGCAGCAGGACTTTGGTGCGTTTAAACCTGATGCGAAGGAAATATGGAGAGCCGAAGCCTTCACCATTTTGCAGCCCGACGACCAGCCTCTCTCGCAGAAAGAACCTACGTGGTCAGCGTTTGGCATGGACTCTGGCTTCCTTGGTGGCCGTTTTGACCTTGTGATCTGGGACGACGTGTGGGACCCACGCAAGATGCGTAACTCCGAGTCCCGTAGCGATATGTACCGCTGGTGGGACGAGGTAGCAGAAACCCGTTTGGAACCGGGCGGTCTGTTAGTGTTGAACGGTCAGCGCATGTCGTCTGACGATATTTACAGGTACGCACTAGATAAGAAGGCCCCGCTTGACGAGGACGAAATGGACTCGGTGGGGGAGGGCATGGTGCCAGAGGAGAACTCTGGACAGGCTTCCTCCTTGCCTAGTGAAACACTCTCTCCCACTGAGGAATCCAAGTACCACCATTTGAAGTACAAGGTCCACTACGAGGACCGCTGTACCGGCGACCACGGACCTAACGCAAAGCCGTACCCCGAAGGGTGTCTGTTGTATCCACGTCGTTTGCCGTGGAAGAAGGTTCGGCACATTAAAGCGCAGACTCCTGACCGGTACGAGATCCTGTACCAGCAGGAAGACGCTGATCCGTCATCGGTGCTAGTCGATCCAATTTGGGTGTCAGGCGGCGAAGGCCGTGACGGTGTGCATCACGTCGGGTGTTGGGACAACGAACGTGACCTGTGGGAGCTACCGCAGTACCTGCCGTCTGATCCTGTTATTCTTGCTTCGGCTGACCCGAGTCCGTCAAACTTTTGGGCTTTGCAATGCTGGGCATACGTTGAGGAAACAGAGTACCGGTATTTGTTGGAGTCGTACCGGCGCAAGATGGATGCGCCCTCATTTTTGGATTGGAACCATGACTCTCAATCATTCACCGGCATCGCAGAGGATTGGTGGCAAATATCGAACGATATGGGGCACCCGATCCAGTACTGGATTGTTGAAGCCAACGCCGCACAGAAGTTCATCCTCCAGTACGACCACTTCCGCAGGTGGGCGTCGACGAGGGGCGTGGAGCTTGTGCCGCATTACACGCATTCTAAGAACAAGGGCGACCCGAAATATGGGGTGCAGATGCTGGCCCCCTTGTACAAAGCCGGGAGGGTACGGTTGCCGGGAAAGCAACAAACTGCCGCACGTCCACACTCGTTACTTCTCATAAACGAAGTTACAAAGTGGAACCCTGAGGGGACCGGTTCTCGCACGGACGATTGTGTTATGGCACAATGGTTCATGGAGCACAATCTTGAAAAGATTTACACTCCATCTGTTGAGACGGTGCGGCAGTGGCGACCGTCGTGGATCTCTGGAGACGCGCGCATATGAAGTCCGCTGCAGACATCGTTGACCTGTACTACAGCCGTTCGCAGAACCATGCGGGCGTCAAGGCGCGTATGCGCCACATCCGTGACCATTACAACGGCGACGTTGTGGTGCCGCTGCCCGAGATCGACACTACCGAATCTGCTGCGGTCGCAAACCTTCTTGCTCAGGGCCTGGATCAGACCGCTATGCGTGTCGCGTCGGTCCTGCCGGACATTGTGTGCCCGCCTGCTGACGACACGTCGAAGCAGGCCCGCAAGCACGCACAGATCCGTCGCAAGGCCATGTTTGGTTGGTGGCAAAACTCAACGCTTGATCTTCAGTTGGCAAAGCGTGCTCGTCACCTGATTGGCTACTCGCAAACTGTGACGCAGTTGCGGTTCGACCCGAAGAAGGGCGTGCCGACGTGGCACTGCCGTGACCCGCTGACGGCATACCCGTCGAACCTGCGGGGCGTGGACGACATGACTCCTGCCGACTGCGTGTTTGGTTACGAACGCTCCTACGGCTGGATGCAGACGTTCTACCCTGAGGCTGCGTTGCGGTTTGCTGGCGGTGTCAAGGACTCGCCGTATGAGAAGGACGAACCGATCGAGATGATCGAGTACGTCGATCATATGGAAACGGTGTTGGTCGGGTTGCGTAACCCGCACACCCAGGGTTACGCCAGCGACGACACCAGCCCGGTCATTGTGGAGTTGGAGCGTGTCCCGAACCTGATCGGACGTTGCCCCGTTGTCGTGTCGAACCGGATCTCGCTGGACGAGTCCCGAGGTCAGTTTGACGGCATTCTTGGCATGTACCAGCAGCAGGCAAAGCTGATGGCGCTTGAGGTGTTGGCTGTG